TCAGCACTTAGCGTGCTCGAGAATGCAATGGCTCAAGATCAAAGAGTACCCTTTGTGTTTACAGAAACACTTAAAGATGAAGTTCGCCCAAAGGAGAAGGTTTTGATAACACCAAAAACCAGAACGTTTGCCGCATGTCCAATGGAAGTAACACTTTTAGGACGTCGATATCTAGGAGCTTTTTTTGCAATGGTTGCAGCATGCTGGCCAGAATTGCATCACTGCCTTGGTGTCGATCCCGATAGTGAAGATTGGGACATAATGTGTCGATCAGTCATCAAGACACATTCAGAGTTTGGAAATGGCGATTACAAAGAATATGACTCAACCCATCAAAGAGTCGTTAAGAAGGCGTACAGGAAGATGATCATTAAAGCTTATGAGCTTTTAGATCCCAAAAACACCGAACGTGACTCACAGGTTCGTAAAAGATTTCTAAAATCACTTGATGATGCAGTCGTTGCAGATAGAGAGTTGTTGTACCGATTTCAAGACGGTATCTTCTCTGGGAGATTAGACACAACTTTCTTTAACATCTTTGCTAATCAGTGTTATGCATACTACACATGGTATGCAAGAATGAGTGAACTTAAGATGATAACTGAATTGCCCTTAGCTAAATTTCATTCTGAAGTAGGGCAAAATTACATGGGAGACGATAATTTTTTCTCTTATAAAGACATTGAAAAGTTCAATTTCCAAGATCAAGTACGAATCCTGAAAGAGCATCTAGATATCATCCTAACAGATGCAGCATCCAAAGACGAGAGTGTAGTCTTCAGAAGTAGGAAACTTCATGAGATTGATTACCTGAAACGAGAAATCTTTTTCTTCGGAGGAAGATTTGTAGGTGCTCTTAAGTTAGAGTCATTAGATAAAATGACTAATTGGTTGCACGGGAAGAAACATCCCGGACATACCATTGAATATGAATATGATGCGGCAATCCTAACAGCAGTTTGCCATTCAATTCTAAGAGCAATTGTAGTAAGAGGTAAAATAATCTACGAAGAAATGCGTGAACATCTAACGCAAAAGCTGACTGAGTACAGCATTCCATACGAAGATTACATGACATGGGAAGAACAACTTCAATCCATGCGCCTTTCACTCACCGAAGAAAATCAACATGAGTGCGAGGTTTTAGCACCGTCTTTGAGTAAATTTCAGTATACTAAAGATGGCGAATACAGTTACCGGACCTACACCAATGGTGGATGCCGAGCCCCCGGCACCCCACCCAAGTATGTTCAGTGTCCCAGATCCAGCGGGTCCAATGAAGGCTTATCAGTCGGTTACATCGGTTGGAGATTGTTTCCAGTTCATGAAGGAGAAGTACGTGAATGTAGCATTACCGGAATGGAGTACAGGAGACCCGCCAGGCAAAATCCTATGGAGATCACCGGTTCACCCGGATGTGATACCGTGGGCACAACCCATATCGACCGTGTTCAACGGCTGGACGGGTTCGTTAGATTTCAGAGCGAAGATATGTGCAACCTTTGTACATGCAGGAGCGCTTGCGATGGTGTTAGTACCACC